TTCATCTGCGCCGGTGTTCATAGCAAGCAGGTCAGCTGCGGCATCGGTGCTGGCCTCCTGCGCACGGGCTGCGGTGCTGGCGGCCAGCTCAATGCCTGCCGGATCACCGGCAGGGTAGCTGCTGTCGCTGCGGTCGGCATAACTGCCCTCGTACCCACGCTGCGCGGCCATGCAGAGCCACGCAAAGCGCTGGCCTGCCGCACCGTGCACAATGGCATACTGGCCGCAGTCCTGCGCCCACAGGTGCCCCGTGCCGTCAAGGTCAGTCAGCAGCCAGGCGGGCTGCCCGTACTGGGCGATGGTCTCCGCATAGCGTGGGTCAAGGGCAATCAGGCACCAGCCGTCTGGGCTGCACCGGCCCTTACCCCAATCGGCAAAGGTTGGGGTGGGGGTCTCAAATGCGGCCATTTTGACCGCGCCAAAGCTGGTATTTACCACGCGGGATTTCTCGCCCCAAACGTCCAGATTGTGTACATTCAGCTTGCCGCTCACACCGACGCGCGTCGTATTAAAATCGGCGTCGCTGTCGTCGCTGCGGTTGTAGGTGATCTGCATCCCAACGTAAGATGTGGGGTTAAGTCCATTCACCCAGCCATAGCTCATGTACTTGCTGCTTGCGCCAAAATAGGACCGCCCAGCCTCCGAGTACAGCACGCCGGTCAGACCGATGCTGCCGGTGTTGATGGTGGCATACCAGGCAATGTGCCTGTTGTCGATGTACACACGCTCACCGGCCTCGGTGCCCATACGTATCCACGCGTTGTCCAGGTCGTACACGGTGGTGTAGTTGAGGTTATGCAGCTGCCCGGTCGTAATGTTTCCGCCGTTGATGATTGTCTTGTTCTGGTTCCAGGTACTCAAATCCGAAAATGTCACCACGCCGGATAGGTTGATCTGTGCGCTGGTGATCTCTGTTCCGCCCGTCGTCAGCTTGATGGTGCTGCTGGTTCCGCTTGTGCTGGCCGTCAGCTTAATTTCGCTCACCGTCTGCTTGATCTCGGTTTTGGTTTCGTTGGCGGTCAGATAGTCGCCGGTGCTGGCCGTCCAGGCAGTGGGGGCGTTGCCCATCTGCACCATGGGGTGCATGATGGTCAGATCGTTGGTAACGGTGGCGTTATCGTTCGCGGTACTCACAAACAGACCGTCTGCATAGCCGTCCGCGGTCGCCGTAAAGGCCGCCCATCGCAGCTTCCAGCCGTTGTCCAGCTCAATGTCCTGCTTCGCGTTTTTGAATGCACTGCCATAGTAGGTTTTTGTTCCGCTGGTGGATTTGGTTTCAAACTGCAAAAACAGGCTGTCCGTGCCGGAGTTGAGCTTGTACAGTACGCTGGCGCAGTAGGTCATGCCCTTGGCAATCACCAGCGTTTTGTCCGCGCCAAAATGGAAGCGGGTGTTCTGCGCCCTATTGGTCACTCGGACGGATTCACCGCTGATCGTGTATGTCCCTTTTTTTCTCAGGTCATTGCCGCCTGCATCCAGGGTCGCATTGTTCCAGTCGTCGGTGCCCGCAATAATATTGTTGCCGCCGGTGATCCGCTGCGTTACCGTCTGAGTAATTCTGTCAGCTTTCTGGTCAATCGCGGATACTGATTCTTTAACGGTTTTGAATTCCTTCTTGGTGCTGTTCAGGTCGTTTGAAATGGTTGTGGTGGTCTCTTTCAGGCTGCTGACTTCCGTTTTGATCTCATTCGCCGATTGGGAGATCAGGCTTTTGGCGGTTTCCTCTGTTATGTAGTCCCCGCTGCTAGCTGTCCACGCGGTCGGCGCATTGCCGTATTGCAGCATGGGGTGCAACAGTTCAAACTTGTTGGTGTAGTTGCCTGTTCCTGCGTGGGTAGAGCCGCTGCCGATATCCACCCATTTTACGATAGCGTCGCTGGATGGTGTCCACAGCCCGTACCGCAGCACCCAGCCGTTTGTCTGCTTAATTTCGATCTGGTCAGCAGCTTTGATGACCGCCCACGTATTGTTATAATTGATTTCCATGCACAGCTCATCCGTGCCGGAAACAGGCTTGTACATAACGGACAGGCACAGGGTAACGCCCGCTGACACATGTTCGTTCACCGTCTGCCAATGAAAATACCGATTGGAGTTTGCGTTTGTTACGGTCACGCTGCCGGTATCGTTGTACGTGACCGAACTGCCGCTGACCGCGTTGCCTTGCAGCTTGGCGTTCTTGAAGCTCTCACTGCCCAGGATCAGGTTGCCGCCGCCGGTGATTTTGGTGTCTTTTTTCACCTCAGAGGAAAGCCCGTCCACCGTTGCTTTCAGGTCGGTGTACTTGCCGGTCAGGTCGCTGGCCTTTACTTCCAGGCCGTCCACGCTGGTCTTGATCTCTAGCATTTTGCCGGTCAGGTTCTTGTAGCTCTGGCTGTTCACGGCGCTGGAACTTTCCCGGCTGGCGCTGCCCATGCTCTCAAAGCTTGCCTTGCCGGAGGAGATTGTGGCGCTCATCAGGTAGGTGTCGAACTCCCGCCCGCGTGCGTCCTTAACGTGCACGATCTGCCCGCAGGCAAGGCCGGAGCTGCTGGGCACCGATACTTTGCAGGGGGTGTAGGTCACGTTTTTCAGCACGTTGTACAGGTTCTGGGCAACGGTTTTCAGGTTGGCTTCGGTGCCGGTTGTCAGCAGCAGGTTGCCCTGCACTGCATAGGTGTTGGTGGCAGTGGTGCTGTCGGGATAAATCACGCCCACGTCACTGTCCGACTGCCGAATCTGGACTTTCTCAATGGCCTTGACCGTGTAGTCCTCATAGCTCAAACTGTCAGCATAATAGGCGGTGCTGCTGGCACCGTCCGGGGTGATTTTGGCAGTGCTGCGCTTATCGGCGTAGGTCAAAAATTGCAGCTTGCCGTCCGCGTTCATGTGGGCGTAGCAGCCAGCGGCCTCTGCCGCCCAGGAGATGATCTGGCGGCAGGTTAAATCGTCTGCATAGAACGCCTGCACGCTGTAGCTGCCGTTGATGGGCAGGCTGCTGCTGGCAAGCGTGACCCCTGCCCGCTGGCAGGCCAGCTGAACCAGCTGCCAGATGGTCTTGGGGAACTGCGCCTGATTGGCCCGCAACCAGCCGGAGAAGTCCGCATCCAGCTTGGACATGGTATCGTAGGCCGTGACCTTGTAGCTGTTGCGCTTGGTGCGGGTGGGCTTTTCGGCATAGAAAATGCCCACCTTGGTGCGGTTCCCGGCATCGTCCTGCCGGTAGTAGGTCAGGGTGTCCCCGGCAGTAATTTGC